AAAATATTTACTATAAATATCTTTCTGTAATTCTAAACATTTTTATGAAAATAATAATATAATATTATTATATGATGAATAATTCAGAATTATTAAATGAATTAAATGAACTTAGATTCTCTAAAAATAATATTATAATAGAATTAATTAAAATTAAATCAAAATTAGAAGGAAAATCACATAATGAAATAATTAATTTAATAAAACCATGTACAAAATCTATTCAAAATGAGAAAAATTTATTAGAAATTGAAAATAATATTAAATTTAAAAAATTATCTTTTTTTCCAAAAAATAAATTAATAGGTGAAATTAATAGACTAATCGAAAGAATAAATTTATCTAATTCTGAAAATAATCTATTATTAATGGAATTAGAAGTACAAAATATTAAAGATAGTTTATATAATTATAATTCAAAAGGTGGTTCTAAAATAGAAAATTATTCTCCAGATGTAATTAAATCAACTAAAATCTTAATTTATTTTAAAAAAATAAAAAAAATTATAAATACTACTAATACACAAGATATTGAATTAATAAACTTATATTTTTATAATATTAAAAATTTACTATTAGAACTAAATAAAACAAATAAATTTATAAATGATTGTATTACTGTTTTACTTAAAGCAACAAGTAATATAGAAGAAAAAATTAATAAGAGCGATGATACTGAAAAAATTAATATTTTTTTAGACCAAATCATAAAAGTTTCAAAAAATTTACAATTAAAATTTTATTACTTATAAAAAACAAATATTCTAAAAAGAAATATATCCAATATGAAATTGTGGAGTAATAATATAATTATTCTTATATTTGAATTCATCACATATTTTTTGTATATTTTTATTAGTATCTTCTAATAATTCTTGCAATAATGTTATATTTTTTTTTATTTTTTCAACTGTTTCATATTCTTTATCCTTCAAATTATTTTCATAAGTTGGAATACAATCTACCATTGCCCATAATATTAATTCAGCAATTTCATATGTAGACATTATATTTTGTATAATTTGCTTAATAAAATAACTTTTTTTATCACGTGCATGTAGAGTTTCTTTTAATCGTTTATCAGTAAGTTCATTATTAATAAACTTAATTCTTAAGTCTAAATTTTTATCATTATTATTTTGAAGATAAGTTAAATATCTATTACGATCATATTGTCTAAATTCAGATATTCTTCTATGATAATTTCTAATAAGTGTAATATCTATTTTATTATTTAAACTAGTAAATAAATTAATATTTGGAATATGTGGTCTGCATCCATTATTATTATTTACTATATTTAAATAATTATTTTGTGCTTCAACATTATTTTGAAAAAATGCATGTGCATGAGGATTATGTATTACTCCTAATTCAATTAAACCAGTTTTCCAACTAAATGCTGTTCCACAGCCAGAACGATTGCAAAACATTTGATCACACCCGCCAATTTTAGAAATAAATTCTCCGCATTTTGGACAAGGTTTTGCTTCTTTTTTAATTGTTTTAAATGTTTCAACCATTTCTGGATCACATTCATGTTGGTCTTTATATTCTTTATTAACTTCGCAATAACATTCTTTACAAATAATTGTATCACATATTTCACATAAATATGATTCATTTAAGAATCCTTTACAATCTTGCATTGGACACCTATAAGTATATTGAAATATTTGTTTTGGTTGTGTTGATTTATTATTAGTTAGTCCATAAATTTGATCATTAAGTGCTTGAAGTTCTTTAATTAATAAATTTTTTTTTATCATTAAAATTTTTTTCTCTTTTTCATTAGATATATGGTTCATTGTTTGAGGAAGTAAACTTTGTTCTCTATTCCATAAAACATCATATCTATGTTTTTTATATTTATCAAATACCCATTTGCTGGTAAATCTATCTATAAAAATATCAAATGGTATGATTGCTCGACAATTCATACAGTGTGGATCTTGACTTGATGATAATAAATAAATTTTATGACAATAAGTACAATTTATATATTTACATGCATTACATGTAAAAAATAATTTTTCGTTTTTAGTTTCAAAACAAACATTGCATTCCATATTTAATAATGTATTATATTATTAAATATATTTTATATTAAAATATATTATTAAAAATAAATCATTTTTTTTTTAACAATTACCTTTTTGAACTCCTACTAATGTATAACATCCAGTACTCATATTTTTTTGATAAGTAAATAATTTATATGTACTATTATTGTATTTCTTTAGAACATATGTAATATTATTACTATTATTGATTCTAATTTTTGTACTAATTGCTTTTACAGCCATCTATAACTTATATATTAGAAAAAAATTTAGATTATTATTTTTTGAAATTTTATTATTAAATAATAGAATAAGGGATGAGTATATATATTGACCCAACATCTATATTTTATGGTTCATCTACAACACTAACTGTAGATGGTTTAAATAATATTTCTATTACACCATCAAACTTTGTACTAAATACAGAAATAACACTAACAGGTATTATAGCAACATTAATACCAACAATATCAACAATATTTTATATAGAAGGTTATAATAATTTAAATCAATTAGAAAAATATAATGAAACAGTTTATGTCAAAGTAACTGCAGTTAATAATTATATAACAGTACTATATAATACTCCTATTGAATTAATTGTTAATGGAAGTAGTTCATATCAGTGGTATCCCTCATTATTTTTAAATCAAGATTATGGTTCAACCGTAATATGCACTCCTTTAGAAAATATAACTTATACTATTATAGCAACAGATCCATTTAATACTGTTACCAGAACTTATATATTTATTACTGTTAATTCAAATTTAACATTTACTCCCAATAATCCAACTGTTTATGATGGGAATCTACTGAATTTATCTGTTAATTATAATTTAAATTTTGAACATACAGATTATACATGGAAATCAAATTTATTTCTTTCATTTCCGCCAAATTGTATTAATCTTTTATATGGAGATAAAATTAGATTACATCCATATAATACTATAGAATATAAAGTTGATGCATATCAAAATAATAAATTAGTAACATCTGGAAATATAAAAATTAATGTTATACAGAAGCCGTCCAATATAATAGACGTTGATATTCTTCCATATCAATTATATGGATATATTATTAATAGAAATAGAAAAAAATTAAAAGAAGAATTATTAAAAAATATACAATTATCTAAAAAAATAATTAAATTTTATTATACTACATTACAAACTGCTTATAGAATGGAATTTACAAATAAAAATGGAATAGAATTTAAAGTTCCTTGGTTAACTTATTATCAAATTACTAATGAAAGTAATGGGATGATTCTTAGTTTTGAACAACAATGGAGGTTTTTTCAATATATTAATTTTTATCAAAGGAAAAATAATAATATTACATTATCTAATTTTACATTTTTATTAAATATTGTTAATGAACTTTATTTAGAAAAACCTCTAAAAATATATATTACACCACTTAATTCAAGTAAATAATTCAAAAACCATTGCTTTTTGTGTTTAATTTCTATATAAAAAAATATTATTCATTAGTAGTGTTTATGAATAATAATTTAATAATATGTCCTCTTTGTAAAAATACATTTTTAAAGACACATATTAAAATACATTATTCTAATTGTAAAAAAAAACGTTTAAATAAGAATTATGAATATGATAATCAAAATAAATATCAAAATCAAAATCAAAATCAAAATCAAAATAGACAATCTATTCAAGCAACAATTACAGATAATAGAATTGAAAAATATATTAGTCCTCAACTTGTAAGTTATAATGATAATGTTTTAAATCATTTCTTCAAAGAATATGAAAAATTATTTTCTCAATTTGTTGAAGGTAAATGTATCGCATTAGTTGGTCCCGCTCAATCTATTTTAGGTTCTGGTAAAGGTTCAATTATAGATAAATTTGATTTAACATTAAGATTAAATAAATCACTTCCTCTTCCAGTATCCTTAAAAAATGATATTGGAACAAAAACGGATATAATATATAACTCATTGAATACATCTGATTTTCCTGGTGAAAATAATTTAAATCCTAAATTATATGAAAAATATGGTGTGAAATTTGTTTGCAGTTCATATCCATTTAATCATAAAATATTTCACGATGATATATTAAATTATGTAGCAAGATATAAATTTGAATTACCATTAAAAGTAATGAATGATTTAAAATTTAGAAATTTTGAAAAAACATTAGGAACACGACCATATACTGGTACATGTGCTATTATGGATATATTATCATATCCTATAAAATATTTATATATATCTGGTTTAGATTTTTATCAAACTAAATATTATAGTGAATATAGAAGATCAACTAAAGATAGTTTAAGACATACAAAAAATAGTCCAATTCATCAAGCAAAACCACAACTTGATTATTTAAAAAATATATCTTTATTTGATAATAGAATAATATTAGATAATTTTTTGGATAAACTATTATACAATGATTATTATAAAGTTATGAAAAATTTTACTGAATTTAATAAAGATGAAATATTTAATTTTGGAGATCCATTTTTTAAAAAATATTTTGAATTAAAAATTTCAAACACCACTTATACTAAAAATTATACTAATAATAATAATAATATCTATAATACACCATTTTTAGTATTTACTGATAATAAATTTTTTAATAGAACAAATAATGATTATTGTATTTTTATAACTCATGATAGAAGAATATTAAATCAATTAAATGATAATTTAGAAAGTAAAAGATTTATTGGAAACTTTTATTTTAACGAAAATAGATTAGGTCCAGCATCTATATATTTATCATCTAAATTCTTAAATAATTTAAAATCAACATTGACAAGAATCAATATTACTAATTGTAATACTCATTTAGTTATTTTAATATCTTTAATGTTATATTTACCAGATAAACATTATTTTATATTAAATGAAGTATTTAATAATTGGAAACTTAATTATGACGAAAAGAAATTTGTGGCATTTTTATTTAAAAA